TTGCCAAAATGCACAATCCGTGAGATGATATTTTACGGATTGTTAATGGCCTCATAGCACAACTGGATAGGGTACCCGCCTCCTAAGCGGTTGATCCCGGTTCGAGTCCGGGTGAGGTCATATTTATATCAAACTAACCGCTTCGTACCAACTTAAAACGTTGATATGAAGCGGTTTTTGTTTTTAACAAAACGCTGAAAAACGGTATAAAAAGATATTTTGGTGCACATTTTGGTGCACATTAGGCATTTTTGTAAGATTTGTGCACCGACTTGTGCACCAAACCATCCATCGAGCTTAGAGCCACAAGGGCTTTAGCCGTCTCCTTTTTTTCCATTTCTCGTAAAAGGTGCGAGTAAACACGAATGGTTGTAGAATAATTAGAGTGACCCAATCGTTCAGAGATATAGTAGATTGAGACACCCTTGTAAATCAAATATGAAGCGTGTGTATGGCGTAGTCCGTGAAAGGTAATATCTTTAGACCCAATACGTTTTAAAACTCTGTGAAGCGTCTGATTTGCGCTTGTATTGTCAGGCACGCGCCCATACTGATTAATAAAAATTAAATCAAGTGGATTATCGATTCCTAGTTCTTTTAGTTTTACGATCTGCAGGGCGTGAAAACTTTTTAGAATATCAGCTAGGTGATCAGTAATTTTTATTAGCCGCTTAGACTGTTCATTTTTGGTATCAGCAAATCCATTTCGTAGTAATGTATCCCAGGTCTTATTGATTCTCAGGGTTTTGAAATCAAAAGAGAAACAATCCCATGTTAGACCGGCAACCTCACTGTACCGAGCGCCAGTTTGCAAACTAACTAGTGCCATTAGCTTAGTCAAGTGAGCAAAAGTTAAGTCTGATTCAAGTGCACGGGTTAGCTTTTCGGTATCTTTACCGTCTAAATATTTCATTTCTTTGGGCTTCTCTGGGCGACCACTAATTTTGGTGTGCGCTGTAAAATTACGCTTAATAATGCCATCATCGATAGCATATTGGACGGCTGACTTAATTTGTACGTTAACTTTTTCGGAGCTACTAAGCGAACGAGGGCTTCGACCTATAGGATTGGCATAATCGTTTAGAAACTTCTGATAATCGGTACGTGTTATTTCATCTAATCGTTTGCCAGCAAAATAATTATTAACAATTCCAAGCGTATACTGATAACGTAAGCGACTGGACTTTGCTAAAGTTGGTTCCTTATAAGTCTGATACCATTTTAAAAAGTAATCCGTAAATAGTTGTTTACCTAATCTTGGATTTATACCATTGCTAACATCAACTTCATTTTGGTTAGCCCATTCTTGGGCTTCACGCTTAGTTCGAAAACCACCTTGATTGATAAATTTACGATTTCCTAAATCATCGTAATATGAAACACGTGCATTCCATGTTTTACCACGCTTATTAATACTTGCCATTTATATTTCCTCCTTAAATTTCACCTAGGCGGGTAGAATTTTAAGGACTTGTCGGCATCGCCTCCTTAGTTGTGATAAAATTATGTACGTAAAAAGAGCGGAGTAATCCACTGACTTTTATTCGTAGCACATCCAACTTCTTGGCGGGAGGGGATGTGCTTTTTAGTTACAACGCGAGCGGCAGGAGTCGAACCTGCATCTCTAAATATCTGGTTAGTTAGCAATTAAAGGGCATTGTTCTACCGTTGAACTACGCTCGCATGTTGCCCGCTAGGCTGGTAGTGGGCGAGGGTGCTAAAGTAGATATACTATTTTGCGGTTAGTTTAATACTTTCAAGTGAGTTATTGAGAACTTGACCATTCGACAAATCAACGTTAACTTTTGTCACTTGTCCCGCATCCTTATCAGAAGTAGTACCAAGGATTTCGTTAAGGTCTCCGTCATCAGTAGTCAAATTACCGCTACCTTGCAAAGCTGTAATTTCATAACGGCCAGCTTTAATGTCTTTTCCAACTACCCAATCTCCTGCAGATAAAGTTGTTTTAAATGATCGTTTAGATGGCGTAGGGGTGAAAGTGACAGACTGTAAGTTTTCTAACTTAACTTCCGCATTCTTTTTTAAATCAGTTGTATAACTGTCAACTTGCCCTAAACTATTGTCGACTGTGGTTCCAAGGATAAGGTTTAAGTCATTGTCGCCAGACACATTACCGCTCCCAGTTTTAGCTCGAATGACATAGCGTCCTGGTTGAATATCACGTCCGACTTTATAAGTTCCTGCTCCAAGTGTTACGGCTTTAGCTGTATTTTTCTCAACAGCTTGTTTCTTTTTACTAGAACTTTTTGCTGTTGAATCAGTACTACTTGAACTAGAACTGCTATCAGAGTCAGAACCGCCAAATGCTGCAAACAGAAAAATTACAACGATAATTGCAATAACCCAAATCCACCATTTCTTATACCAAGGCTTTTTTTCCTTAACAACATAAGTTTTCCCGTCTTCCCCTGTAACCTTTTTACTCAAAACAAATTCCTCCAATACATTTCAGCTTTTACCGACATCCGTATCTGGTCTTATGTAAGTATAATACCGCTAAATATGTAGAACGTGTGTTCTTTTTAGTGCATAAGCATAGGAGCAATAAGCTCCTATAATATAACTCTGCCTATAATACGTACCTGGTCATCTTTAACATGACGTGGTTCGTATTTTTTGTTAATAGATCGTAAGATGACTTCACCAGTAACGTAGTCGTAGTAAATTTGCTTACAAGTAACACCATCGCCATCGATTTCAACGATAGCAATTTCACCATTTTCAACTTCTTCTTGCTGATGATAAAAGATAATTTGACCATCGTGGATCAGAGGTTCCATCGAATCGCCTTGTATACGGATGGCTGTGTCAGCCCCGTGCGGCACGTCAGTGAAGTCGTCGTGTTCAATTTCTACATCACCATAGGTCAATTCAGTAGGGTTAGCGGCTGACTTACCAACAAGTGGCAAATTAACAACTTTACCATTTTGTTCTTTTAATTGATTGTCAGCGTAGTTGTAAACATTTTGCTGACGATCAGAGCTTAATTGAATCATCTTTTTATTAGTATCGCTAATGATGGAATCTTCTACTTTTAAAATGTCTTCTGGCTTTATTCCTAAGGCATCACAAATTTTTATAACGTTTTCTACTTTAGCGTTTAACACCCCACGTTCTAGAATTGAACGAACGGTGGTGTATTTTAATCCGGCATGTTCCGAAAAAGATTTAACGTTACCGTATTTAATTTCAATTAAATCTTTTAAATATTCTTCTTTGTTCAAATCAATTCACTCCCTTAATATGTGTCTATTGTACCATGCGAAAAATCGTATGTATATAAAATTATTTAGAAAAATACGAATTTTTGTATTGACTCGATACGAAAATTCGTATATTATTAGGTCATGTTCAAGGAGGACATTTATTTTTTTATTAAAAAATACGAATTTTCGTACTTAGAAAGGAAGGAAAATATGTTGAATAATCTTAACAATGTCAGAAAAGAAAAAAACGTTTCTTTAGTAGATATTGCCGATCTGTTGAACGTTAGATACCAGACAGTGGCTGACAAAATAAATGGTAAGTCTTCGTTCAAATTTACAGAAGCTTTAAAAATTCAAGAAAAATTTTTTCCTGAATATGAAATCAAGTTTTTGTTTACGCCAATGGACTACAAACAACCAGCATAGAAAGGAATGATTCACATGCAAGAAGTACAACAAGTTAAATTTAACGGAGATCTAATTTTAACCACTGAACAGTTAGCTGAGTTTTATGGAACAACATCGCGAAGAATCCAAGAAAATTTTAAAAGGAATAAAGACAAATTCATCGAAGGAAAGCATTTCTATTTGGTTTCAAACGATTTGTTGAAGCGGTTTAAGGACCAATACGCAAAAAGCGGTTTGGTTAATGAACATGTTAGTTCTTTATATCTTTGGACAAAGCGTGGTGCTAGCCGGCATTCAAAAATGCTTGGAACTGATCAAGCTTGGGACATGTTTGATGAGCTGGAAGAAAACTACTTTAACCCGAAACAGTTTGCACTACCAACATCACCGAGAGAGATTGCACGATTGGCATTGCAAGCCAATGAGGAAACTAACCAACGCCTGGATAGCGTGGAGGGCGATGTGAAAGACCTCAAGGAGAACCAAGTTATTCCAAATCCTGAATATAGTGCGCTTAACCGACGTGTTAATCAGCGTGTGTCGGAAGTCGCGCATAGCTATGGTCATATCACACAGAAACAACGAGGTGAGCTGTTCAAAGATATCGGCAGTGGCATCAAGAAGATTGCTAACGTGAGCGCTCGGTCAATGTTACGCAAGAAGGACTACCAGATGGTGATGGACTTCATCAACGACTGGGAGCCATCTACAGCCACTAAGACGATTATTCGGCAGACGTCACTTAGATTAGACAAAGAGCTAGCGTAGGAGGATTAGCAATATGAATATTACCCAAATACCGTGAAGAAGAACAACTAAAAAGCTTATAGAGGGAAAGAGGTATTTGAACTAACAAAATTATACACCGAAAGGAGTGACCAGGATGGACAGTTTGATAAGTGCTTTGTCAAAACTCTTCACGCAAGCATATGAGCAGGGAGTCGCGGACGGGCGTAATCAGCAAGCTGTTGATCACAAGATGATTGGGCGTAAAGATTTCTACTCTGAGTTTGGTATCAAAGTAGATTCATTCGACAAGCACTATCGCGACAAAGAAGGCTTCCCAAAGCCAGAAGAAGATGGCAAATGGTACGCCCCGGCAGTCGAAAAATGGTTATTGAATCATCAAAATTTAAGCGATTAAAACCTAGGCGGGTAGACGATGATTCAACTCATAAGGAGGAATTGCCATGGTAGAAGTAGCGGTATTAACTTGGGCGCTAACATCCGTGTGGTACAAGCGCCGTGGGATTAGAAACTGGTTTGGAGTTTAGGAGGAAATAGTATGTATGAAGAAGACATTGAACACGCGTTAAGAGCACGTAAGTATAACGCAATTCGTGCAGATGAACGTGAGCTGATTAACGCTATCACGTACGATACAGACGGGATCATTAAGCGGCGCCCGTGCTTTGGCTATTCAGAAGAATTTATTGGTGACTTGCAAGAACACGATATTAATGTTTGCGAGCCAGATGAAGAAAATGACGATGGATGGACGTTTACATTACCACCAATGTATCAGGAGGAATAACCATGAAAGTTCATGTAGGTGATCGAGTGAGTTACAAGGCTGAGTATAGTTGCGGCCAATTAATACGAGAAGCCGGCGTTGGCAGAGTAGTGGATATTAAAAAAATTCCGTTCACATTGCGCACTCAAAAAGATGTGGCTGTAGTTGAACAGAATGGACAGCAATTCGAGATTATTACCAATGGTATTCAAGTGCTCAAGTAGGAGGAATGATCATGCAAAAAGCATCAGTTTTACCAGTTAACAACTGGAAACGAGTGCAAAAAAAGCCATCGCTAGTATCGGCTAACGATGGACTAATGGAAGAGATAATTAGAACCAACATTTACTCTATTCCAAAGCACTCTCGTTTGCAAGCATTAAGAAAGCGAGGACGGTAGTTATGGACAAAATCGTTAACAATCACATCAAATTTCTAAAGCACGTTATCAACAGTATTTGGATCAGTGATGGCGAATCACTAACCAAATTGTACAAGATGTTGGATAAGAGTGAGACAGAATTGAACGAATTACGGGGGCTTAAATAATGGCGAATGAAGTAATTAATCTACCGGACTACACGGTGGACTATCAACCGGTTCCAATCAAAATTAACAATTTGGAAGGATTACAGGCGTCCATTGCGCAATATATATCACGCTACTCGAATTTAGTAATCACCGAAGATAACGTAACTGACAGCAAGCAAGTGCGAGCCAAATTGAACAAGCTCAAAAAGGCGCTTGATGATCGACGCAAAGAAATCAAGCGAAATTATAATCAACCATTACGTGAGTTTGAAACCGAGGTAAAAAAGCTTGAAGCCAGCATCGACATGATCATTGATCCGATTGATGAAGGGCTTGGTGAGCTGGAGGTTCAACGCCGTGAACAACGCAAAGCTGACGTGATGGACTTGATTGCTGAAATGGCACCCAATTACGACGTTGGGGTAGATGAAATTGAATTAGATCCTCGTTGGCTGAATAAGAGCATCAGCAACAAACAAATCACTCAAGAAGTTGCATCGTCGATGACGGTGGTAAAACAAGCCAAGGATAAGTTAGCTACGGCTACAACGATGATTACCAAGTATGCTCAAGCGGTCGACGTTGATCCCATCCCATGGATTGACCAGTTGAAGCAAGGGCAGGATGTCCAGTACTTGTTGCAGGCAATTGACCGGCAAGTTGAATCAGCCAAAGAACGTGAACGTCAGCGAGAGCTTAAACAGCAAGCGGCTGTAGAGCATCAGCAAGAAACGAGTACCGGTAAAATTGTCGATACAGACACTGGCGAAGTAGTGTCTCTTACTCGAACTTTGAAAATTACAGCCACTAAAGACCAGATGTGGGGGCTATCTTCATATATGAAAAAGAATAATATTAAATTTGAGGCGGTGAACTAATGAGTCTTGAAGAAGCTAAGGCTATGGGAGCATTTGCTAGTGCATTAGCATTATTCCAACAGCAAGTTGTTGCACCGAAAGAAAACGGACACGTTAGTTATAAAAGCACAAAATATGATTATGTTATGCTAAAAGATTTGATTAAGGCCATCAACGAAGGAGTCAAGGAGACTGGATTGGCCTGGCTTCAAGATACTAAGACAAATGCGGGAATCGTATCGGTTAGAACAATTGTCTTTCACAAAGACGGTTATCGATTTGAATCATCATGGACTGAAATCAAAACAAGTGGCAAAGCGCAAGATGTCGGTAGCGCCATGACCTATGCACGGCGATATTCATTGAGTACAACGTTTGGCGTTAACTCTGAAACCGATGATGATGGTCAGTCAGCAAATGATGGTGCACAGCAGTTCGAACAGGCCAATCATAATCAGCAAAAATTGTTAACTAATCTGTTTAACGAAATGGCTAAAACTACTGGTAAACCAGCAAAGGATGTTCAGAAGGGATATCTGGGGTTAACAACAATTGGTGCATTACGCCATGACATGGCAAATTCATTGATTAAGCTAATCACAGAACAACTTGAAAAATTAACGAGCAAGGTGGGTGACAAGGCATGATTAACCGAAGCGTTTTAGTTGGTAGGCTTACAAGGGCCCCAGAATTACGCTATACGAATAGCGGTGCCGCGGTTGCAACGTTCACGATTGCTGTAAATCGCCAATTTACAAATCAAAACGGAGAACGTGAAGCTGATTTTATTAGCTGCGTCATCTGGCGGAAGGCTGCTGAAAATTTCACTAATTTCACACATAAAGGATCACTTATTGGAATTGATGGTCACATTCAAACGAGAAACTATGAAAATCAGCAGGGAACTCGTATTTACGTTACTGAAGTAGTCGTTGATAACTTCTCATTACTTGAATCACGTGCTGAATCTGAACATCATCAAAGTGCTAATAGTAATGGCCACAGCTCAAACAATAACAATAATAGAAAATATGATAACAATCAAAACCAGTATGGAAATAATGGTGGTCAGATGGATATTACGGACAATGACCTGCCGTTTTAAGCTGAGGTGATCATGTGGAACTGCTACCGACTAAGTTAATTGAAAAAGATGGCGAGTGGTATCAGGTTCAGAAGCTCCCTCATAAGCCTAATCTTGACCATATTGAGACGGTCAGTGGCTCTGTTAACGGATACTACACGTACTCGGAACTAGCTGACACACGCAAAGCTAGACCGCAACAGCGGCGTCTGTTCTTTGCATTGCTTAGTGACATCTATACGTGGTCAGGCATGCCGACTGACTTCTTGAAAAACTTGTTTTATTTGCAGTATGAGTCGTACACGTTTGGCAAGCAGATTAGCCTGTCAGACACCACAGAATCATCTGTCAGCGATGCTAACCAGTTACTCGACTTGGTCATCGACTTCATGTTTGAATGGCACGTACCGTTCAAAGAAGGCTATAAGCTATTACCACGTGAGCAAGAGTATTACCTGTTCCAGTGTTGTCGCCATCGAGTTTGCATGATCTGTGGTAATCGTGCTGATATCCATCATGTAGACGTCATCGGGGCTGGCTTAAACAGAACGCACGTTGATCATACCAAGCGACATGTTATGGCTTTGTGCCGAGTTCATCACAGTGAGATTGAACAAATTGGCTCAGTGGCATTTAGTGCAAAATACCACGTCCCAGTAGATGGGATAAAACTAGATAAAGAAACATTAAAACGAATTGGCTTGAAAGGTAAATACAGCAGTGACTAATACACCGGGTGGGTGGAATGCCCATGATTGGAGGAACTGATATGACGGAAACAGTTGAAAGACCAAACTATTACGCCATTATTCCCGCAAGCGTCAGGTATGACAACAATCTTCCGGGAAAAGCGTCATTATTGTATGGCGAGATAACAGCCTTATGTAATCAAAAAGGGTATTGCTGGGCAAGCGATAGCTACTTTGCAGATTTGTATGGTGTGGCTAAGTCAACAATTCAAACGTGGTTAAAGGCGCTAGAAAGCAATGGTCATATTTCACGTGATGTAATTTATAAAGAGGGTACACGTGAAATCGAGCATAGGTATATCAGAATTTCGGTGGGGGGTATACCGAAAAACCAGAGTACCCCTACACCGAAAAACCAGAGAGATAATAATACAAGTATTAATACTACAGTTAATAATACAAGTAATAAAAAACATAGTGCGGCTAACGCCACACCGCTTGTGCAACTTGAAAAAGATTTTGAAGAAATTTGGCAAGTCTACCCAAACAAAAAAGGCAAGGGACAAGCTTTTAATCATTACAAGGCTTGGCGAAAAAAATCAGTTGATCACACGAATGAATATCTGTTTAACAAGTTAGACCGCTATAAGCAGTATATCAAGCTTAATTCTAACTGGTATCACCCATTAAATGGCGCAACTTGGTTTAACGGACGCTTTGATGACGAACTAGATTTGACACCTAAGCCGCAAAACCGAGGTTATCAAAAAAACACTCGTAAAGAAATCATTCCTCAGTGGGCTAAAGACCAAAAGGCACAATATGATTCTAATCATGGAACAAATAATCACATTAGTGACGATGATCGCAAGCGTTTAGCAGATCGTTTAGCTAAATTAGAATCAAAAGGAGGCTAAGCTATGACAAGCAAAAATTGGTCTAAAGAACTGGAAGTAATTCATAAGCTAGAAGCGAGATATGGCAGCATGGATAACGTACCTAATAGCAAACTAGCTAACTTGCATAAGATGCCTGGAATTAAGGACGTATCAGGCGATTACATGGAGATTACGCGTACCCAGTATAATGCCATTAAATTAGTCATGGAAGGCAAGCGGGGTAAAACTAGGACGTCTCGGGAGCTAAAACGGAGTAACAGTTGGATTGATAGGCGTATTCGTGCGATTGACGAAAACAAATACTACATTACGGAGGACGAAGATGCCTAAACACACTAAGAAGCGTTCAACAATTAAACGGAAACACCGGCGAATGAAGCAACACGCCGAAGCAAACAAAGCTAAAGCATTAGATAGCAAGCAATTGGCCAAGGAATATGAGCCATACAACATTCGTAAGCGGGCGTTTGAAGTGTTCGGGGAGGATTAAAAATGAGTGATGAAATGAAAGAGTTACGCAGGCGACTAGTTAATGATGGTATCAGTAGCCAAAAAGAAGGCGACATGAAGGTGGCAGATGGTATTAAAATTGCCTTGTTTGAACTGGAGCGCTTAGATAAGCCTTACTTTGGCACTGACTATTCGCAAGGAGATGGCGACGATGATTAAGTTTAGAGCGTGGGACAAGGGAACCAACAAGTATTTTGAGCCAACTTATCAAGCCTATATGGGCAGGCTTGAGGACTTAACAATTGGTTTAAGTGGCAGATTGCAAAAAAGAACCTGCAGAGGAGTGGTGGATGAGTCTGTGTTCCCTGGTAGGTATGTTGTTGAACAGTTTACTGGCCTGACAGACGTGAACGGTAAGGAAATCTACGAGGGCGATATTTTAGAAAATCGGAAGTATCGGTCAATTGTTAAGTTTGTTAGTGGAAAATTTTTAGCTGATGTAGTTGGAACTATCAGCAGATTTGACCTTATAGGTGAAACTCACGGTTCAAAGGTTATTGGCAACGTTCACGAGAACACAGATCTACTGGAGGAAGACAAATGAAGTTCTATCGCAAACAGCCAATTGAGGCCGAACAGTTCGATGGTAGCGATGAGATGGTTGATAAGTATGAATTAATTGACGCAGGAACAATGCTTGGAACTCACCACAGCCCTGAATTATATCTAACAGGGTCAGGGAAAGTAGACGTTGGTGACTGGATTGCAACCGGCGTCAATGACGAACATTGGACGATTACAGACGACGTATTCAAGAAGACGTACGCCGAACTGCCAGTAGTTCCTAGAGAGATTGCTTGCTTAATCGTGCAAGCTAAAAGGGATGATTATAATCTAGGACTGGTATTAAGTGCTACTTACTCGGGAATTTGGAAAGCTAGTATTGGTGATTGGATTGTAACACATACGGAAACGCTTGCACGTGCGTGGCTAGACGGATATCAGGTGGAGGAAGAAAAATGAATGTAGTTCAAGTTGATGAATTAAAGATTGCCGTCAAAGCACATAATATTAGCTTGTTTTCAAAACGGTCAGAATTTGATATTACTCCAAAACTCATTCGTATTTTTGAAGATGCAGGGAAGCAAACGTGGAAAATGCTGAATTATCATGATGTGACCGGACTCGGAAATGATTACTATGAATATTATGATAAGAAGCTTGATAGTAATGGTTACCTTGGAATTAAGGATGATCGTTTAGTAATCGAGCGACCTTATGGATCAGATGAGAAGCTTTATCAATTCAATAAGGCCAGATTCGAAACTTTTATGTATGACTTGCATTTATGGGAGGGACACAAATGACTGACATCGAATACGCCAAAGCAATCAGGGAGAAAGCCACGGTTGCCAACCTGGAAATGAACGCGGCGCTAACAACTGAGCAACAGGCACAAATTGGCCAGGACTTCATTGCTGACATTGTGGAGTTGAGTGAAAGGGGAATTGGTAGTGAAACGAACGACGATTAGAAAAGTTGAAGATATTCTACGTGACTATCCCAAGATTGACAAGTACATTGAGAAACGCGAACAGGAATTACGTTATCCAACTGTCCCACGTGATGATAATGTCGGAGGTGGCAAGGCACAATACAAGTACCCAGAAACAACGCTCAACACGATTATCACGATTGATGACGATCGACGCATTAATGCTTTGAAACATCAGCGGGAAGTGATTGACGATTGCCTAGATGATGTGGGACATGATACAGAAGTTATTGTTACTGAATTGTATTTTCGAAATCATCCAAGATATACTTTGGTAGGCCTAGTAGATAACAATTTGTTGAGCGTTGGTAAGGCGCGAGCATATGAACTCAGAAACGCATTTGTTAGTGAGTGTGCAAAGAGATTAGGATTGTATGATTTATAGTGGAAAAAAGTGAGAAAACCAGCACCTATAATCATGATAAATTTGTAGTATGCCAAATGTGATTGACGTGCATGACGTAATCCTCCAAATTACAGACTGGTAATCGCCGTGGGCTAATTGGTAAGCCACAATGGGATGTAGGTTCGAGGCCTACCGGCGATATTGTTATGTGATACAGCAACCAATGGGAGTTGACCGCATAACGCGTGCTTGTGGCGGAATAGGTAGACGCATGTCAGACGCGAGTAACGGGTATCTGCTGACAAGGATATGACCACACGTCATGTAGGGTGCAAATCCTTACCAAGCACATTAAACGCGTCCGCGGCTCCAAAACGGACAATCTCCAAACTAGCTCTCGCTTATTGGCGGGAGTTTTTTGATACATATGATTAGTAGGTAGCGTGATGCACATTAAAAAAAGTAAAGTGAAATTAAATGAATATAGTTGACTAATGATGGATATGTCAGTTATTCTTAATTAAGAACGAAAAAACGTTTTTAAAAGGAGAAATGAATGCTAGTAGATTTTAATGTTAAAAACTATAGATCTTTTAAAAATGAACAAGAGTTTTCTATGGAAACGGGTAAAAGGTTAAGAAAATATCAAAAGAGCAATACGATTTCAGCAATGGGAGAACGAACGCTAAAATCGGTCTTATTATTCGGTGCAAATGCAAATGGAAAAACCAATTTAATCAAAGCCTTGCTAATGCTTAAGTACTTAATTGTTTCGCCCACCAGAAATGAGCTTCAGCCATTAAGTACAGATACTTTTGGATATAACAAGGAAACAACTTGCTTTGATATTACTTTTATTAAGCATTCCAATAAGTACAAATATTTTTTGAAATATGACAGAGAACGTGTTTTTCAGGAAAAATTGCTAGTTAACGATGTTGAAATTTTCGAAAGAAATGAACAGCATTTTGATCTGATGCCTTCGCAATTAATACCTTTGAAAGAGAATATTAGAAAGAATCAGTTGCTACTATACTTTGCACAACAAAACAATGAAAAAAATTCTAAAGAAGCCTTCGAGTGGTTTTCTGAAGATTTAATGCTTGTTGACACAAATAAAGTTAGAAATGATAGATTTAAATTGCTTGAAAAAGAAGACTTTAAACAGCGTTTCCTTAATTTCTTGAAAGCTGCCGATTTTAATATTGTGGATGTAGAGGTCAGAGAAAAAAAAGAAGAACTCCCTAATCCAGAATATATAATGAAGAAGATCAACGGTACTGGAAGTGATGACGATATAGATGATGCTAGAACCTTGCAAAATATATCATACGATGTTTATTCGACACATAAGGCTGAACATGGTGATTTTTCAGTATTCTTTGGTAATGAAAGCACTGGTACAAAAGTTTTCATGGTTTTAGCGCTCTATATTTTAAATAATACAAATAAAACATTGCTTATTGATGGATTTGACAGGTCATATCATTTAGAATTAGCGGAAGCTCTTTTGAGACTGATAAATAATGAAAAACAAACTAATCAATTCGTGTTAACTACTCATGAGTTATCTTTGATGGATACAAATTTACGACAAGATCAAATATGGTTTGCCGAAAAGAACCGGTTTGGTGAAACTGAATTATTCAGCGTGTTTGATTTTGATGATCCAGGTCTGAAACGTAGTGATTTTAATTACAAAAAGAGGTATCTAGAAGGTCAGTATGGAGCAACACAAATGGTTAATACTGATTTGTTGCTGGAGGTATTAGACTCAAATGAGTAGAACGCGAAACAAAAGAAAGCTTAAGCCTAAAATTATTTTTTAGTTGAAGGGAAATCGGAAAAAGTATTTTTTGAAATGTTAGCTCAAAAATATAAGCTGACGGCCTCTAAAGTGGTGAAAATTTTAGATGGTACTGGCCATGATTTTGTGGATAAAGCAAAGAGTAAATTAACTGATCCTCAATTGAAGGCTGATAACAAAACAAAAGTTTTTGTTATCTTTGATAATGATAGTAATCTTTCTGATGTATACTCAAGGGAAAAAAGCAATATTAATGAGCTTTTTAGTAAAGCACAGAAAGTAACCAAAGTGGAGAGCTGCGACTTAGTGATATCTAACATTTGCTTTGAGGTGTGGTTGCTCGCTCACTTTCAGAAGATGACACCAGGTCTCAAAAGCACAAAGTGGTTGAACCAGAAGCTTGGGCAGTATTTAGGAGAAGAATACATTAAGGGAGATAGCTCGCAGATAGAAAAAATATTAGATGATGACAAAGTTTTTACGGCAATTAAAAACACTGAGAAAATCAGTTCAATTAATTGTACATGTCAATCAACAAATATTGGGGTTGTTGTTAGTAGTGTAATAAAAGAACTTTAGAAACATGTGCGTCGTGCTAAACAGCATGGCGCTTTTAGTTTGGATAAGAAACGGAGGAAGCAACATGTTTGGAAGAAAAGATAAATACAAAAGTATCGAGCCTGATCAGCCAAGAAGTGAAGCACCAACGAGGCCTAACAGCATTCAGCCAAAGAAAGTAATTAAAGGCCCTGATAATTGGTTCGAACATGGTGGTTTTGTCACTGATAAAAATACTGCTAACACAACTAACCAACCGCACATTCGCATTGAGTTTGATGACATTGCTGACACACCTAAAGTATTCATTGACGGGGTAGAACGTGAAAATGTACAGCGAATCAATTTAAGCTGGAATAAATCCGATGATGGCTGTTATCAAATTGAAATGATAGATGATCTAAACAAACCATATGGTATCGGACAGTGCAAGTCAAAATGATGATGAAACATTGCAATTGGGGTGGTTGCAATAAGGTAGTGCCAAAGAGTCAATCGTTCTGTGATAAACACGAAGCGATGAACGAACAGCGTAAAGCTGATTACAAAGCTAGCTTAAACCATCAAAGCCAAACGGATTCGGGTAAGCAAGTGCGTAAAGACCATCAGGCTTATTACAATCACGTTAAGCGCGACCCAGAAGCTAACACGTTCTATCACACTAAGCAATGGCAGACCATCAGAGATTACGTTTATAGCCGTGATATGGCGACATGCCAAGTGTGTGGTAATGCAGTAACTGATCGCAAGATTGTTGATCACATTCATCCGCTGAAAGTCAGCAATGAGGAACGACTTAGCCAAGACAATTTGTGGACACTGTGCTACCGCTGTCACAATATTAAAACAAACCTCGAAGAATCGATTAAAGAACAATCAAACGGAGTCAACAAACTAAAACACATTAGTCGAGAATGGTGGCAGGAAGCTATCAAGGAGAAGATACGATGAACTTACTAGAAGCAGTTAACGCATTACTAAAGTTAAACAAGCAAGGTGTATCCGCTGTAGTGGAAGGTGACATGGCAGGTACTAGAATCAGCCTAGACAAGACTTATCCAGAATCATTGCCGCTTAGATTAGAAGGCCTGAACAAACAGGAAACAGAATGGGAAGACCTAGGAATGTGGTCACCAACTATAAATGAATGGCAATCACAAAATTGGTCAGTGACTAGGACAACTAACAAGAAAGGAGTAACAACTAGATGGACGAATTAAATCAAGAGGAAGCAATCACGCTAGGCAAGTTTATTGGCCAATTGCTAGGTTTGGCTCACTGGTTATTGATAATGCTAGTAGTTAGCGGCTTGTTATGGCTGTTTAGTTTAGTGCCACTATTAAGCGGACCATTTACTAGCATGCTATTAGAGCTAGCCTTATGGGCATGTATATTCCTAGGTAGCTTTATCCTAGCCGGCAACATCGTAGCTTATTACTACGTACTAGGATGCATTAACAGGAACCTAGACCGATTTATCGAACAGAATAAAAAGAAAGGAGATAACTAGAATGGAAGTATCACACACACTAGACGGCTATTGGATTCTAGCAGGTTGGATTGACAGAGAACACGAGGACGCACAAGCTACCATGAAGCAAGCTAAGGAACAGTTCATCAAAGCCAACCCTTTAATCGACCCATCCAAAGTGGTTGTTGTTAACGGTGAGTTTAAACAAGCCATTAACAACTCCGAATTTTCTAAAAGCCTAGCGTCAATGATTATTGACGGTGCAAATTAGGATAAAAATTGGTTGCAATGTTTAAGAATGCCCCCCCACCGGTGTTTAGGAAAGGAGCAATCACAACATAGTGGCTTCCTTTTTACGCGAGCAATTTTTAAAACTTTTTTTGAGGTGCCCTAACAGACCGCTACTTAGCAATGTTAAGGCATTTTACATACATAAAATCACTAAAAAGTGGTCGCTATATGCACCCTAACTAATTAATGGAGGTGGTTTGATTGAAAATTAAAGATTTGCCTGACGAGCCACCTAAATATATGGAGGGGATTGCCCGATATATGTGGCGGCGAATCGTACCAATGTTAAAAGACAATTCTTTTGCTAATGAAATGGATAAAACGTTAGTTGAAGCACTATGTGATAACTATTTTGTATTGCGAAGTAGTGCCAAGAGCATCAGCGAACATGGTGCCCAGTTCGAAGTGTTTGACTATTCCACCGATAGCAAAGGCAAAGTAATTCATAAAGAATTGAAGGCTATCAAGAAAAATCCTGCGGTTGACAGCCTAGATAAGGCAACAAAGAATATTCGGGCGATAAGTTCAGAGCTTGGGTTAACCCCGCAGAGTCGTGCTGAGCTATTAAAGCTTGGTGACCCTGATGATGATGACGAAGATAGCCCGTTTGGAGGTGACAACGATGGCGAGTTCTAAAGTGCAGCAGTTTGATTTTAGCCAACGAGGAGTGGAAGTTGATTCTGTATTTCAAAAATTAGATAGCGAAGGCTATTTTGACGAAATCTGGAAGGCTTACCGTGACCCGGCTACCGCCTATGCTTATCTGGTACTTAGTGATAAACAAATGGCAGGGCGAAAAATGAAATTGGCCCTATTTCGTCATCTGAATGACTTGAAACGGAGCTTCTACGATGATGCTTTCAATTATGAATATGACTTGAAGCAATGTCACCATATTCTTGATTATGCCAAGGTTTGCCCTGACGTGGAATCTGGCAAGCCAATGCCATTAATGGTTTGGCAGCAAGCTATTTTGTGCTTACTGCAGGGATGGCGGAACGAGAGCGGCGAGAAGCGCTTTACCTACGCGCTAATTTCAGTGGCACGAACTAACGGTAAGACATATCTAATGAATATTCTGCTAACTTATGGCTATTTAATCGAAGCCGGTAGTCGCAAGAATCTGGACTTTGCTTATTCTGGGACGACCGAACAAATTAGTAAGAAGGGGTTCCGTTATTTAGGCAGTACCATTGATTACCTTGCTGAAAGCCAACCGTATTTTAGAAAGCGAATTAAGGCAAAAGAGATTAATGCTTCGGCTGATCTGATTCAAAGCTTTAAGTCGCGCAATCAGATTCTGCGGTTAACGGCCAATTCCGGCAAGTGGGATAGCTATCATTGCAATACGGCTGTATTGGATGAATATGGAGATGCTGCTTATGATGACGATGTTCTAAGCAAGTTATCATCTGGTCAAATTCATCAAACTAATAAGCAATTAATCGCAATTTCAACGGCGTACGAAAACAGCAATGTACCGATGTTTCATGACTATCAGCGACTAACACATGTTATTGAGAAGGATAACGAGCGCAAGTCTGAAACTAGCCTATTCCTTTGCTGGGAGCAAGACTCAATTGACGAAACGGATCGCCCAGATACTTGGGAAAAGTCGAACCCGCTACTTGGCCTAACTGAGATGCACGAGCGGTTGCTAAAAGGTTTACTTGATGAAAAGGATAAGCGGGAAAGTGCTGGCAATGTTGCTTGGTTTCAGAATCGTAACTTAAACATGTGGCTGGCTGTCTCAAAAGATAAGTATTTGCAACTAGATGACATTCAAAAGTCAGTAGTGGCCAACGATTCATTCGCAATTGACGGCCATGACGTCTATGTTGGTTTGGATATGTCGCGACTTGATGATGATTCATCGTTTGCTTTCATTTTTCCGTATTTCAAAAAAGAACGTCAAATGATGTTTGTTTACCAACATTCGTTTGTACCAACCGCGCACTCACAGCAGAACGTCATGCTGAAATCTAAACATGATGGCATTAATTACAGCGATGCGGAAGCTAAGGGATATGCGGACGTTGCTAGAAATAAAGATGGACTGATTGATGAACAGATTATTGGTGATTGGTTCCTAGATTTTATTGAAGAACATCGCTTGAATGTTAAAGCTTTCATCTATGATGCTCATTTGGCTAGTCCAATGGTGGAATGGATGAATAATAACCATCCAGAAATACCATTTATAACGTTGAGACAAGGAACTTTATCTTTAGATGCGCCAACGAGGTTGCTACAAAAACAGTTTATTCGCGGCTCGATTGCCATGTATGATGACCCAATTCTAAAATATAGTCTGACTAACGCGGTGCTTACTAGTAATAATTACGGTGTGAAGATTGATAAAGCGGCGCATTCAGCCAAAATTGACTGTGTTGACGCGATTATTGATGCCATTAGTGAAGCTCAATATTGGTATACTAGTCCAAATCGGCGTGAATTAGAAGACAGTGCTAAACACCCGTTTGCAAATATGAAACCGGATGAAGTTAACGATTACTTCAAAAGTGATTTTAGTTTTTAGTGAGGTTAGAACATGAAGTTTAACAAGTTAGTAGCCCTTGCACCATTCATTTTTATTTGTTTAGGCTTCTTATCAATTGTGATAGGAGCCTTTTTGTTTAATCTTGTTTTGGGGTGCATGGTTCTCGGAATTGCGCTGATATTAGTGGCATTAATCTTGGGATATGATAGTTCTCAACAGAAATGAGGTGAATAGTTATTAGTATTTATGAACCATTTGAAATGTTTGAGAAGCGCTCAAAATTTTTAGGTAGTAAAGGATACGTGCCTAGTTTCAGTGTTAGCAACGGTAAAGTTATTCCACACAACTTTGTTGATGCACGCCGAGCACTTCAAAATGTCGATATTTTTGCCATGATTAATTTGATTTCAAGCGATATTGCCAGCTGTGCATTTCAGAATACCGGCCAATATGATGGTTTACTAAAACGGCCAAGTAAATTGATTAACGGATACTCCTTTTGGCAGTCTAGCCTGATCCAAGCCTTATTAACTGGTAATAGTTATTTGCTAATTCATGGCAAGCCAGGGCCTATGCAATGGTTAGAACAGATTCCAACGTCACAAGTGAACGTCAATTTAGAAGATGGTCTTGAAAATATTAGTTATGAGATTAATTTTACCGATGATCGTGGCACCATAGTGGCAGATAATTCTGAAATGATTCATGTTAGGCTGATGCCAACTGGCGAAATTGTTGGCGGACAAGAATTTATGGGAATATCGCCGTTAGATAGTCTAGTTTATCCGGTTGAAGTTAGCGAAAATGCCAATAGGTTAACACTATCGACCCTCATTAATGGTATCAATCCTAGCACAATCATTAACGTACCAGATGGCAAGGTGGATAAAGAAGCCAAAGACGCTATTAGAAGTAGCTTTCTTGAACAAAATACTGGTGACAATGCTGGCAAAGTTATTGTGATGGATCAGTCGGCTCAGCTTAGTACGATTCAGATTAATGCCGATGTAGCTAAGTTCTTGAACAACTTAGACTGGTCTGCTGATCGGGTTGCTGAAGCGTTTGGTGTTCCTAGTTCATATTTGAACCGCACAAAAGCAGATGCACAAAGCAATAGTCAGCAAATTATGTCGTTTTACGCCAGTTCATTGAACCGGTATATTAATCCAATGATTTCGGAATTGGCATTTAAGCTAAATCTACCTGATTTGAAATTGAATGTTCGTGACAGTACGGATGTAGATGGTAGTCAAATCATTGATATGATTTCAAAGCTCAATACGGGAACGAATCCTGTGTTCAATGCTGATGAAGTTAAGACATTGCTTGCCGAGAAGGGGGTGATAAGTAATGGAATTATCGGCAACCAAGATTCATAAGGATGAAAATGTTCGCAGCATTTACATTCAAGACTTAAAAACTCGTGATTTATCAAGTGATGATACCACAGCAATTGGCCAAGTAAGCGGTTATGCAGTAGTATTTGGCAAACCCAGTGAAGACATGGGCTTTACCGAGTATATCAGTCCAGACGCTTTCAACGGTGTCAATATGAACAGTGTCATTGCGCTGTATGACCACAACTTAGACAACATTCTAGGGCGGGTCGATAGTGGCTCACTAGAATTAAAGGTTGATCAGAACGGTGTTTTATTCACATTGAACATGCCGAACACGACGTTAGGACGAGATGTTTATGAAAACATCAAGAATGGGAACTTAAAAGGCTGCTCGTTTGGCTTCACGATTGCTGATGACGACTGGGAATTTGATAATAACGACAATGTTATTCATACCGTTAATCAAATTGACCAGTTAGTTGAAATTAGTATTACAGCATTGCCTGCTTATACGCAAACCTCAGTATCGGTATCACGAGGGCTTAAACAATTTAACGATGATCAACAATACCGGCTCAAGGCCGGTTTTTTGTTGGACTTATTAGAAAAGGAGTGACATTACTTGAAAATCGAAACTTTGCAAGAAGAATTAGCAAAAAATGAAGCCGAGTTAAAGGCTAAAACGGTTGCTTCACGATCGCTTTTAGACAAGGAAGACAGTGACATTGGCGAAATCAAGCGTAGCGTCGATGAAGTGAAAGAATTACGTAGTAAAAGTGACGGTCTGCGTGAAAAAATTGAAACTTTAAAATTGCTAAATGATGAAGAAAATCGTGCTTCTAAGACGGATTCTAAGGGTGATTCAGATAAAGAAGATGGTGATAACACCGAAGACGATGATGAAAGCACTACTGATTCCACTAAAAAGCAGACTAAAAGTGCTAAACGGGATGATGATCCTGATGATAACGACGATGGTGGCTCAGATGATGATAGTTCTGATGATTCAGAACTCGAGGAAGACTCAAAAACTAAAACTAAAAATAAAAGAGGGTCAGGAAAAGTGAAAACGTTAAACAAGGACAAGGAACTAGAAATTCACAAGCGTGACATGCTTTCCGTGTTAAAAGAAGGAAAAACGACACGTGATGTGACCGGTGGCATTGGTTTATCTGATGGGTCTGTACTTATCCCACAAGATATTCTAAATGTGGAACATGAAACACACCAGTTCCCACGTTTAGGTAGTTTAGTTCGGACTGTATCAGTCAAGCACACTACTGGTAAGTTGCCAGTAATGTGGGATACGGATGAAAAACTAGCAGCACATGCCGAATATGGAACGACTGTACCGGGTAAAAAGCCTACTATCGTTCCAATCAATTGGGATTTGCAAACTTATACGGGTGCTTATGTGTACTCACAGGATTTGCTCAGCGATTCCGACTATGATTGGCAATCTGAACTGGCTCAAAGCTTGATTACATTGCGTGATAACACTAATGATGACTTGATTATCAAAGCATTGACTGATGGTGTTGCTGCCGTGGAAGCAACTGATTTAGTTGCAGCTATCAAGACGGCACTTAACATGACGTTGAAGCCTAACGATAGTGCAGCTGCTTCAATTGTCTTGTCTCAATCTGCATTTAACACTTTGGACCAATTAAAAGATACTCAAGGGCGCCCATTAGTTCAACCTGATTTGACTAAGGGGACTGGTAGCACGATTCTTGGTAAAACAGTCATCGTAATTGACGACACGTTGTTCCCGAGCGCTAAGGCTGGTGATGTGAATATCATTATTGCGCCGTTGCAAAAGGCCGTTATTAACTTCAAAAACAACGAAATCACGGGTAAGTTCATGGATACCTACGATGTTTGGTATCAGCAATTAGGAATTTATTTGCGTGAAGATGTTGTTCAAGCCCGTAAGGATTTAATTATCAACATTAAAGGCACGGCTGGAACTACTTCAGGGTCGACCACTGGTGATGGCAAGTAACACGCAACCTGCCGCCAATAAATACACAATATGGTAATAAACCAGGCGGCCATTAAAGGGGGTTATCTAAATTACAATTGATGAAACGCTGGCTAAGCAGGTATGCGATGAGTTGCATATTGATCAAACTGATGAGGAATTAGCCACAATAACTAGCTTGTTAGTATCTAGTCAGTTGATTGTAAATGATAGCATTGAGTATTCTGATTACCCAGACATTGCAGACAGTCCTTTATACCTGCGGGCTATTGTAACGTTGGCTCAGGCGCTTTATTACGACCGTAGCCTAACCAATGGGCAGCCTAAAGGGGTTCTATTAATGCTTGACCATTTAGACGCCATTTGTCTCGCTAAGGGGGCTAGATAAATGGCTTTAAATAAACTTACACCGGCTAGCTTTAATCGTAAGCTTCAAATTGGCACCACTAAGACGGTTCAGAACCCGATTAATGGCACTAGTAAGCAGACGTTTGTCGTCACAGTTAGCCTGTGGTGTGCCCCCTATACGAGGAGCATTGCTAGTAGCTATCAACTAACGGCCGAACAATTAGATGAAGTCGTGGTCGTTATCCGTCATAACAGCACCGTTAAAGAGGGTGTTAAATGCCAATATCAAGGTAGCCTTTACAGTGTGGTTAACGACAGCATGGACGATTCAAACAACTATCTAGCCTACGACTACCTTACTTTAAAGCTTGTTACTAAGGGGGCCTAGTTATGGCAAACAATGATATGGCTGACCAACTAGAAAGCTGGCTTAAAGACGTTCACAAACTAGTCCCTGATGAGGCTGAACAAGAGCGGATAACTGCAGCTGGTGCTAAGAAGTTAGCTGATAACTTAACGGAAGTCACGCGAAAGAAACACTACTCAAATCATAAAGACGAAAAGTATGGACACATGGCTGACAACATAAGTTATAACAGCAACGATATAGACGGTGAACATGATGGCTCTTCAATTGTCGGTTGGACTAATAAGTACCATGACATGAACGCCATGCGCTTAAACGATGGCACCAAACATATCAGGGCTGACCACTTTGTCGACCAGAACTTAGCCGACTCACAAAATGATGTCTTTAACGCCATGCTAGATGAATATAAGAAGGGGGACGATGACTAATGCTATTACCAGTATCACAGGTAGCTAGCCTAGTTAACGCCCTCAATTTAAGCTGGCTAGATAAAGTCTACCTTAACAGCATACCTAACGAAGATTTAGACAACACTGATTTAACAGTCATGCTATTGCAAGAGACTGAGTCAAGCCCGGCCTACCTTGCAAACAGCACGTTTAAAGGCCTAGCAATGGGTGTTGAAATTCAAATCTTCTATAAGGTTGATTTAGCTGACGACTTTAACCCACTAGAAGCCGAAATAGCTTTGATGAAAAGCTTTAAACAGGCTGGCTGGTTAATTGTATCTAGTCAGCATCACACGACTGACCCGGATACCAACCAAGTAACAAAAACGATTTATATTACTAAAAATGAAATGATTTAAAGGAGAGATTTATAAAATGTCAAAACACAACATTGTCAAAGCGACTTTTGCTTTGCTAGACGATAACGGCGACTTAATTAAAGATGCTACCAAAGGCCTATCTACTGATGGTATCTACGTTGCTGACCATCAAGGAGAAGGCTTCAGCCAAATCAACGTATCTGCCATCGAAGCGGCTGGAACGCCAGGTTGGGGTAATGGTCAAATCAAGAGAGTTAGCTATGGTAAGTCTATGCCAACCCTAGCTTTAACTGCCTTAGACCTAGATTTCAAGATTAACCAGATGCTTAAAGGTTTCACGCAAAATTCCACGACCGGTGCATGGGTACGTCAATTGCCTAAGCCTCATGTTGCCATGATTGCTGAATCACAGTCATTAGATGGCGACATTTCGATTTATGAATGCTTCAACAACATCGAATTCGTTGAAGAAGCATCTAACAACAGCACTGATACCAACAGTGAAGCAGCTTACTCAACTGCCTTAAATGGTACTGTTTTAACGCCGTTAAAGCCTAACATTTTCTTAGCTGCTAATGGGGTGCAACAGCCTTACATGATTGCCAAGTCGACTGATACTAACTTTGACCTGGATAAACTTATGGCTGAAACGTTTGGTGGCTATACCAAGTCAACCAGCGGCACAACTGGCGGTACGACTGGCAAATAGAACTAATTATCTAAAGGCTTCCTTAATTTGGGTGGCCTTTTTACATACCTAAAAATAAATGAAAGAGGTAATTTTTATGAAAATCAATGCGAAAAAGTATTTTGGAATTAACAAAGCCACGGAGGTCACTGTGACTAATCGAATCAACACGTTAGCACGCCACGTCCAAATTGGAATGCTTGAGTCTCAAGATACCGAGGCCGAGATTACCGTGTTGGATCGTTTAAAAAACGAAGAAAAATTGAATACTGAAGTCAAGGATTTTTTGCGGACTGTTATGAAATACAGTGATAAGCAAATGGAACAAATTGACAATAACTTATCAACCGAAAAACTTGGTGAAGGTATTGGGTATTTGATCATGCGGCTAAGCGGTATGTCAGACCATGACATTGATTTAAATGAACAGAAGGAACGTAAAGCTATTGAAGATGCTAAGTCGTCAAAATAAACCGCCACAAGCGCAACATTAAGCTTCGAAAAACGATTACTGACTTAAAAAATCAGCAAGAAGATTTTGAATTGCTTGCCCAGAATTTGTTGATTAATGGTGGTCTATCGCCTAAAGAGTTCAATGACAGTCCTTTTTTCAGCATGATGGAAAGCTTGAATGCACGTAAACGTGAAGATCGTGTTGAGTTAATCGACCCATTGGAAGCCATCAATGAAACGTATGGGCTGTAACACTTGTGGCGTCGAAAGGAGGTTAAAATAAATGGCTAAAAAAGTTGTTGGCCGTGAGATGACTAGCAAGGTCGGCCTAGATGTTGCTGAGGCTGTAAAACCACTTAAGACGTTAACGGCAGCGGTTAAAGCCAACACTAGTGGTTGGAAGGCCCAAGAAACAGCCTTAAAATCAGCCGGAGAGTATCAAAAGGCGGCCTCAGCTAGGGTAGACGGACTAGCTAAATCAATGGAGATGCAAAAGTCTAAAATTGATGAGTTAAAGTCTCGTCAATCAGGCCTAAACAGAAACACTAAAGATGGTGAAGAAGCCTATCTAAAGCTGTCTGACCAGATTAACAAGGCTAGTCGGTCATATGACAGTATGGGTGGCCAACTAGACCGGGCCAAGTCAAAGCTACAGTATTACAACTCTGGACTAGCCGACCTACAAAAGGGCTATAAACAGAGCACGGCTTTAAGTGAGTCCTATGTGAAACGCCTAGAAGCCGAGGGCAAGCAAGAAGATGCTAACAAGGCTCGTTTAAGTGGTTTAAAACAGGCCTATTCTAACATGGAGTCCCAATATAAGGCTCAAACTAACGAACTAGACCGCATTAAGACGGCTAGTGGAGCTACCTCAGACGCCTATAAACGCCAGCAAGTGCGTGTTAATGAGACCGCAACAGCCATGGCTAAAGCTAAGACTAGCCAAAACGAGCTACTTAAAGCGATGGAAAAAGAACCTCATGGATTTATGCACGGTGTTCGTTCTAAGCTTGATAGCATTGATGATAAAGCTAAGAAGACATCTCATTTATTCGGTACAATTCTAGGCGCGCATCTAGTTGCAAACGGAATTACCAACGCTTTATCAAGTATAACGGCATCTTTTAGTGAACTTAATAGTGCTGTAACAGAATATGATAACAAGCAACGTACAATGACGGCCACATGGACTACTTTAACTGGTTCAAACGGAAAAGGTAAGCAAATGGTCGACATTGGTAATGGGTTAGCTTCAGCTTTCAATCAAAATATCAATGTGGTTGATGAACTTAACCAGTCATTTTACCATGTGTTTGATAATGCACCACGAACTAAAGAATTAACTAATTCAATATTAACGCTAGGCGATACTCTTAACTTAAGTGATGAGAATGTTACCCGACTAGGCACCAACTTTACTCACATGTTATCAAGTGGCAAGATGCAACTTGGTGACTTTAACATGATTAACGATCAATTGCCAATGTACGCTGAAAAGATGTTGGAGTTTGAAAAAAAGCAACAACATAACAGTAAGCTAACTATGTCTAGCTTGCGCGACCAAATGAGCGCAGGCAAGATTAGTGCTAAAGATGCCGAAGAAGTTATGAACTCACTTGGTGGTAAGTACGCCAAAGCTTCAGAGAACTTGATGAAGACCATACCCGGTATGGAACGATCAATTAAGACTCAAATGCCGGCGTTATTAGACGCCATTTACAAGCCAATTGCCAATATGAAGTCCCCATTAATGGGACAATTTACAAAATGGATTGGTGATAAGGACACTAAATCTGAGTTTAAAGATGTTGGCAATGCACTAGCCTTGCAGATTAATGACATAACTAAAGCGTTTGCTGGTAAAAACTTTAATGTTGGTGATAGCCTCAATAAAATGTTGTCTAACCTAGCAAAAGGCATTGATAAAATGGGCGCTAACATCGTTGCTCATAAAAAAGAAATAAAGTCGTTCTTTAGTTCAATGAAGACTGCTTCCAAGACATCTTTTAACGTGTTCGTACAATCTCTCAAGGACATTGAACCAATATTGAAGATTGTCGGTGAATTTGCTGAGAAACACCCTAAAGTATTCGCTGGTTTAGCTTCTAGTGCCTTTGTAGCAAGTAAGGGTATATCTGCATTAAAGCTAGCTTTCAGTGGACTAGATTTGGCAAAAGGACTAGGTGGAAAGCTTAGTAGAATTGTATTGAAGCCAAAGGTGGATGGAGTTGAAGGCGAACGAGAATTAACCAAGTTTGCTAGTTTTGTCAAGAGTACAGGAACTGGAATGGGCCACTGGCTCAAGATGGCTGCTAGTGTTACTACTACTAAAGCTAAGAGCGTAATCAGTTATTTATGGACACATACTAAATCGATAAGTGGCAAGATGGGGCGCGGCTTGAAGTGGACGGCTAAAATCGCCTATAAGGGTGCATCTAAAGCTTTTAGTGTCTTAGCTGGCGGCATCAAGCTGGTTGGTAAGTCGTTTTTATCATTAGGAAAACTGATGCTGACAAATCCAATTGGACTAGTCGTCACGGCAGTAGTTGCGCTTGGAGTAGCCCTCTATGAAGCATATAAGCACATCAAACCGTTCCGCGATGCAGTTAATGGCATGGGGACTGCCATGAAAAAACTGTTTACTGGCAAATTTGGTTGGGAAAAGTCAATTGGTAAGAAGCTTGCTGGTGTTGGATCTACCATTAGTAAATGGGGCAAAGGCGCCGGTAAATTTGTTTCCAAACACAAATCTGAAATATTAGCTGGTTTAGTTAGTCCGTTTGCTGGGTTATCAGCTTGGTTCTTAAAGGACACTAAGACTGGTAAAAACGTTCAAAAATGGGCGAAAGGTTTTAGTAAGGATATTCAAAAAATGGGCTTGAAAAAGGCCATGGATAAACAGGTCAGCGAGGCTTCTAAGGCTTTTAGCAAGACAAAATTTGGCAAGTGGTATAAGACTATTTCAGATAGTTTCAACACTTGGAAGTCTAGCTTTAAGAAGAGCTGGAATAAGCATTGGTCTGATACTGGTAAGACAATGAAGGCTGATTGGGATGGCTCAGTTAAGAACACCAAGAGCTTCTTTAGTTCGGTCGGCAAGAAGTGGGATACGTGGAAATCGAGTTGGAAGAAGAGTTGGGCCAGCCACTGGTCTAGTAACGGACGTACCCTAAAATCCAATTGGGATGGCTCGTACAAGCTTACTAAATCATTCTTCTCTAGCATGGGCACTAAGTGGGCTGGCTGGAAGAAGAGCTGGTCACATAGTTGGAACAACCATTGGGATACGATGCGGTCTAACCTGCATAGCTACTGGAACAAGGATCTTAGCCATACTAAAGTGTTCGGTCATGCCATGGACGATTGGCTAGGAGCCTTTAAAAAGAGCTTCAAATCAGGCTGGTCTGGTTTAGGAACCGGTGTTGAGAACATCTTTAAAGGTCTATGGAAAGACTTAAAGGGCTTTGCTAAAGATGGCATGAATGATGTCATTGATATTATCAACGGTGGGATTAATGCGGTTGATAGTGTTATCCATACCTTTGGCGGTAAAAAGAAGACCATTGGTGACTTAAGCCATGTCCACTTTGCTGAAGGTACCGGCATGTTTAGTGGGTCACGTAACCCGATTACTAAGCCGACACTAGCCATGCTAAATGATGGCCACGATTCACCTGAAACAGGCAATAAAGAAACGTTAATCCATGCTAATGGTGCAGCAGAACTGATTCACGGGACTAATGTTATGCGGTTCCTAGAGCCCGGTGCCGAAGTTCTAAACGCATCTGAAACACGCATGCTAGGATTAAGCCACTTTGCTAAGGGTACTGGGATATTTGGTGACATCCTAAACAGTGTGACTAGTGGTATCTCAGGTGTAACTAGCTGGGTTGGTAAAAAGGTCGGCAGTTTAGAGAAGTTCTTTAATACCGCCACTAACATCATTGCTCACCCGGTCAAGTCGTTAGAAAACCTGTTTAGCTGGCCTTCTAAGGGCGTCTCAGGCGTGATGAGCAACATCGGTAAAGGCCTATTTGACAATACTGAGAAGCAAGCTAAGACATGGTGGTCAACCTTATGGGGTGGCGTTAGTGACAGCCTAGATAGTGGCGCTTCTAGTTCTACTCTAGTTAATGCGATGGAGAAGTACGGTGCCACTAACAAGTACGTTTACGGTGCTGAGGGTCCTAGTGCGTTCGACTGTTCAGGACTAGTTGAGTACACCCTAAAGAAGCTTGGAATTAGCTTCCCACGGACTAGTGGTGAGCAATACAAGGCTTCTAAGCATGTCAGCAATCCTAAACCGGGTGACCTAGTCTTCTTTGGCCCCGGTGGTAGCGAACACGTTGGGGTTTATACCGGCAATGGTGAGTTTTATAGCGCTGAAAATGAAAAAGATGGCATGGGTATCAGTAAGGTGCATGGCGGTGGCTATGGTTCGTTTGCTGGTTACGGCCGAGTCCCCGGCTTGTCAGACAGCACTAGCTCGGATAAGTCATCTAAGTCTAGTGGTCTGTTAGGTACCATTAAAAAACAGGTTGGCTCAGGCTTTTGGAAGTTTATCAGTAAGCTAGCTGATGAGTTTGGTGATGGCGGTAGTAGTAACCCCGGTGGTTCAGGTGTTCAACGTTGGAAACCAGATGTTATCAAGGCGTTAAAGAAGAACGGATTTGAGGCCAGTGCTAGTCAAGTTTCAGCTTGGATGAAGGTTATTGCACGTGAGTCAAATGGTGACCCTACCGTGGTTAACCACTGGGACCGTAACGCTCAAATGGGTATGCCATCAATGGGACTAGTTCAGACCATTCGGCCAACCTTTGAGGCTTACAAGTTCCCCGGTCATAACAACCCGCTTAACGGTTATGATGACCTGCTAGCTGGTATCCATTATATGAAAGCTAAATATGGCTCAGGCGCTAGTGCGTTTGCTCGTGTTAGTGGACCCGAAGGATACGAAAACGGTGGTATTATCAACACTAACCAGCTAATTGAGGTTGCTGAACATAACAAGCCTGAAATGGTGCTTCCATTGACTAACAAGAGTCGGGCTAACCAGCTAATTGCACAGGCTAGTCAGGTTGTAAATGGCAACAATGGTAGTCAGGTTGCGTCTACTAACAGTGAAAGTAATGAGAAGCTTGATAAACTAATCAGCTTAATGTCAGCTATTCTAGCTAACATGGGCAATGTTCAAGCATTCATTGCTAAATCTGATGTGATTAATACGATTAAATCTGACAATAAGACTAATTCACAGTATTCACAAATGATGGGGTACTAGTATCCCAATCAATCAAAGGGTCGTCCTTAAACGGGCGCCCTTTTTACATAGCTAAACTTAAAAAGGAGGTTAAATCGTGACCTTACAACGAGATGATTTTGAATATGCCGGTTTAAATAGCCGGGACGATTTACAGGTTGAAATGGGTAACGTGGTATTGCCTAGTGCACCAGCCATGGCTGAACAGGTAACTGATATACCAGCCATGTATGGCAATCAATTTAATGGCACAGACTTTACTAGCCGGACGATTAGTATACCGGTATCTATTTACTGTGCTGATAATCAAGACAGATTTAATCAGATTATGCACAATTTAAGCGGTCTGCTACTAAGCGATGATCCTAGTGACAATAACAAGGAGTATCCATTAATCTTTGGCTTTGAACCTAAGGTGACCTATTGGGGGCATATTACCGCAATTAGTGACCCGACCCCGATTAATACGGGTATGTATGACATGACGCTTACTATTACCTTTGTGCAGTCTGATCCCCGGGCAACCCTGCCACAGGTTGAAACACCCTTAAAGAACGGCTTAAACACGATTACTGTTGATGGTACCGCTAGAACGGAGCCAGTCATTCAGGTCATTCCTAAGCGGGATTTAAAGCACATTGGCTTTACCCTAAACGGTGGTGAATATGGACTAGGACCAGATAGTGATGAAGACCAAGCAGTGGCGGTACAGCCTTATACGCAGGTTGTTAATAGTGACGTATTAAATACCATGGCTGAGTGGACTAATGATGCCAATGCCATTGCTCAAATGAAGACCGCTGGCAAGTACATTTATCAAGGTGAAGCTGATAGTAACCGAGATACCCAAGTATTAATGGTCAAGCTAGCTAATGGGGTTAAACAATATGGTAGTCATCAACCAGACTGGTATGGCCCCGGTGTTCGTTTTACTGGCATGACTAACAGCCTGACTAACTATCGAGTTAAGACTAGAATCCACCACATTAAGCACTCAGGTACCCATAATGGGCGTGCGATGGGGCGGGTAGAAGTGCTGCTTTTAGACCCTAACGGAGCTACAATTGGCCGGTTTGGTCTAGCTGATTCTAGCTCAGGTGGCACCCCAACGTGTTACTTACAAATCACTAAGCCGGGTGGTACTTTTGCCGGCGGTGATGGTAAACATGAGACTTTCTACAATGGTAAAGGCCCATCAGGTAGCTCTAGCAACGGCCGTGACCAGAAGATTAAAATTAAGACTGGTACTACGACCAAGACAGTGGTTAAACGGTCACGCAACAAGCATGGTAAAGTAACGACTAAGACCATTAATGAAAAAGTTGACAAGTATATCACCGTGGTCAATAAAGAAGAAAAGTCGGCGCTAAGCACTAGTTGGTTAGAACTAGACTTGATTAAAAATGGTAAGGTGTTTAGCTGGTCAATCACCCAATACTACACCAGTGGCAGTCATAATGGACAACCATGTAAAGACCCTAAGCGGTTCCTAATTGTACATGGCACGTTTGTTGATAGGAACTCTAATTATCAGTCAGCCTTAGGTGGCATCGGTGGGGTGTTCTTTAAGCACTCAATTGCTGAAGATGACGAAAATGTGGGCTATGAAAACCCTTATCTGTCAATCACCCACCTAGACATTTATCAAGTTAATGATGTGGCTCAGGACGCACCTAAATATATTGCTAGTGCTGGTCAAGAGATTGTCTTAAATTGTGAGACTGATAGCACCACGGTTGGCGGTAAGCTAGCTAGTCCCATCTGGTCAACGGACTATCCTAAATTAAGCCCGGGGGTTAATAGCCTGACTATGATTGGTGACCTAGATGACGCACAAATTACACTTAAATATCTACCAAGACTACTGTAGCAACACTTAAAGGCTTCCCATTAAGGGTGGCCTTTTTACATAACTAAAATAAGGAGGTTAACAGATGGCTTTAAATAACCAGTATTTAATTCTAGACCCTAATTTAAAGCGGATTGGTACTCTGACCGTTGATGGGGCCACTAAGTTTTCTAACGACAGCGTCAAGATTCAACTAGCTGATTCAGACACAACTAGCACGTCATATGATGATGACGTTAATGTGGGCACTAATGACACGCTTGATGGCACGGTTAACCTAAATGCCCAATCTAAAAAGTTCGACCATCAAGGCTCTTTAGACGTGCTTCAAGGTCAACCTGATTCAGACAAGGTGGTGGCTGGTAACAATCTCGCCTATTATGACGAGCTATCGGGTCATTGGTATGTCATGCGTATATACAGCGTGGAAGAGAACAATACCGCTGCTGTTAAACATGTCACAACGGCTAACTTTACCAACTTATGCTTGTACAGTTTAGCTCATCATTATCCGGTAGCCACTACCGCTAGTGCAAGCACGATTCAGACAGCCTTTAATCAGTGTTTTAACGCCACTGGTTGGACGCTGGACTATCAGACTACTAATGTGATGACACCATCTATTACCATTGATGGTAAGACGAAAGCTAGCACGTTATTACAGACACTCATTCAAACCTATGATGTTGAAATTGACCCTTATGTTGAGATTGACTCACAGGGGAATATCACGAAAAAGGTATGTGTCATTACTGACCAGCTGAACAATGATGTGGTTTATAACGAAGCGGTATTCGGTAAGAATATGACTAGTATTAAACGGACAACCGTTTCAACACCAGTGACCAAGCTGATTCCCTATGGAGCCAACGGTAGCACGATTGCCGTAGTCAATGATGGCAAGCCCTACATTGTAGATGATGAGGCCAACCAGAAATATAACCCTGATTGGCTAGCCGGCCTCTACTATGAAGCGGTGGTTACCGCCAATCAGATTAGTAACTCAGCCGGTTTAAAGTCATGGGCTCAGGATATGCTTAAACTGTACAACCACCCGCGGACGTATTATGAGGTGAATGTAACACCAAACTTTAATCCACCATTAGGCGCCACGATTAGGTTTAAAGATGAGTTAATTGAGCCCGTATTAGATGCCAGTGGTCGCGTTATTCAACGCACTATTAGCAAAGCTAACCCGTATGGCAACACAGTCGGCTTTGGGGAATATACAACCGTTCAAGTTGCCACCCCGGCATGGATGGAACAGTACCAGAATGCACTCAGTAAGGCGGTTGACGCTGCTAAAAAGGACGCTAGTTCGATTAAACCGGTCGCTTTAACGCCTGACGGTAACAACTTCACGGATACCACGCAGACTAAACGACTAATTTTACAAGCTTGGGAAGGTAGCACTAATATTTCATCCTACATTGATAGCAAGGGCTTCATTTGGCGCCGTTATAACACTGATGGCACGGTTGACACCAGCTACCAACAAACGGGCTACTTAATCAACGCGGCTAGTAACGCTGTGGGTACCTTACACGGCACGATTGAATCCGACTATATCCAAGATGACCCAGAAATAAGGCTAGACACCACTAATATCAGCTATTTAGGCGTCTATGGGCCCGATGATAACGGAGCACACTCAGCGACGCAATATATGGCACGGTTAAGCAATGGGCAATACCTGACTAGTCGTGCTCGTGATGACAATGGCTCCAGTGATACGATGTTTGCTTTACAGGATAGCAAGTTTGCCGTGCAGTCAGTGATGTTGCAAGTCCATGGTCAACATGGTGGGACGTTCGGGGTACAGGAAATTAGTGGTAAGCCATATATATGGAATATAGTTAGTGTAAAAAATGATGGTAATTATAGCCTAGTTCGGTTCCCATACACAGCCGGAGTAACGATGCAGCCAAATGATAGTCGGGTGCAGAAGATTTGTGATTTAAAAGGCTATGGCCGTATTAATTATGATCGTCAACATGATATGGTTTCGATTGGTTATAACGATGGTAGTACCGATATTTTAAAAGCGTCTGACTTACTCAATGGTAATTATAATATTCTCTATAACTTCAACATTACTAATTACGGAATTGATTTTAAAAAGAACACTTATCAATCGGAATGTTTGGACTTTCCTTATTTCTATTTTGCGGCTGGTGGTGGAGAAGCAGAAACAAATGATGATCCACACATGGTTTGGGCATTAAACGTGGTGCATAAAGGCGCTGAGTTTAGTGCCTATTTTGATAATGATATGGAGTTACCAAATTTGACTGACGAAAGTCGTGAAGTTGAAACCTGCAACGTTTTTTATCAAGGCAGTCAGGCGTATCTATTGGTTACCTTCAATACTCGTCAGTTAGAAGTTGATCCGTATAGTTTAGAAAAAGAAAAGGTTTATACGATACCCATTACGAAACGATCGACAGCTAGTGTGATTGATAAAGGGACAATCAGTGAAAATGATAGTACAAACGATTAGAAGGGAGGTGAATTAGATGGCTGAATCTAATGCAACTCAGGTCATTCTAACCGATGATGGCATTAAAATTATCAATGCTCAAAATACGGCTGATCATGCGGCTAGTGGAGTTGCCAATTTAAACGATCCCAATTTAATGAGCGTCATTGAAAAGCAGACACAGGCTTCACATTATGCTGGATTAACGAGTCAGTATAATGTAGTGCTAGCCCGGGCTAAAGAGGCCAGTATCAGTACGACTGCTTTAACGACAGCCTACACTAACTTGAATACCTTTATGACGGCCATCTTAACGGATACCACTAAAGCTAGTGATGTTGACCGGGCCACTTATAAGCGTCTTACAGACGCTTATAATACGGCTTTAAGTAAGGTGCAAAGCAATTTAGATGATTATGTTAATAATGAGTTTAGCACTGCTAGCTCACAAGCTGTTGTTGCCGACTCTAACGCAACTGTTGCTAAGTCTGCTGCCGATAGTACCGGGGCATTAGCCGAGACGGCCTTTGAAAACAATCAAATCACTAGTCAGGCAGTAACGGCCTTAAAAGACGGATCAACAGTGACTATTGCAGAGTTAGCAAATGGGTTGTCTACTAAGGTTGCTGATAGCGATTACGAGACCTATAAAACACAAACTAAAGATTTAATTGCTAGCAAAGCTTCCAAATCAGAGGCTAATAACGCCAATTTAATTCCATATTCAAGCCACTTTACTACCCCACTTACTGGTTGGACATTAATGAACTGGGGGGCAACTGACCGGAAACTATTAGTGACTACACATACTTTCTACCAGAACGGCACCGGGGCCCTGCTTTATTTAAATACAGCTCAAAATGGTACTGCCGCCGCTGGTTCAAATCGGTTCCCGTTATTGCCAAATACAACCTACACGTTTCAATTTAAAGCTTTTGCGTCTTCTAACGTTGTCGGTGCAAACGTTTATTTACTATCTAGGGCTTATGGTTCCACCAGTGATTATGACGCAGTTCATGGGCTCTTTAAAAATTTAGTGACTTCGCCATCACAGATTGACCAGTATACGGTTACTTTTACGACTGGTGCTAATGATAACGAAGGTTATATTCGAGTTGACAACATTGGGTCTAATAATAGTGCTTCTTCTGGGTTATTCTTTACCGAATTAAAACTAGAACTCGGTGATACGGCTACATCTTACGTATACGGTGGTCAAGATTCAATGATCGCGCAAACGTCTGATGATGTCTTAATCAAAGTGTCGAAAGATGAGTTAATTGATGAGATTAATGTGCAAGCTGGCAGTACGCTGATTTCTTCAAGTGGCCAGTTAACACTATCTGCTGACACTGTTTATTTTGATACTAAGAAGCCAGTTATCATTCCAAGTGCAAACCTCGATACGGTTTTAGTTAACAAAACTTTGACAGCAGCAGATATCACGGCTAACACGTTTAGTACCAATAACGGAACATTCACAGTAGATAAAAATGGTGCCATAACAGCTAAAAATATGACACTTATTGGCGGCATATTAACCTCGCCAACAATCAATACTAGTACGATTAATGGTTCAACCATTAATGGGACAACGTTCAATGCCGGTGACATTATTAGCAGCACTTATAACACTAGTCGATTCTATCCAACAACTATTACGCCAGCTGGTTTAGTAGCAACCACTGGTTTTAACAGCATGGATGGACTACGAACAGAGATGTCGGCAGGGTCATTTGTAACTAAATACCGAGCTGTTCATTCTAGTAGTAATCAATACGAAGCTTACGACGGGGTGTTCTCCGGTAACGAGTTAGCACTTAATTCAGGCTTTACCAATGGAATTGACATGGGCTTTCAGCAATCTGTTTCCGGTAATCAATTAACTGGTCAAGTTGTGCTTAGCCCGTTGAACGGAATTCATTTATGGGGGAGCACGCAATCTATTCATTTTAGTGGTCTTCAAATGAATGGCACGGGTATTACCATGAATAGCTATGGTAATATTCTAGCAGATCAGGGTTCGACTTGGTGGCGTGTTGTAGACTTTAATGGCAAAGAGATTGCTAACTTTGGCACGGATGTAGCAGGAAGCAACGCGATTAAGTTTAATCGTGAGTTAGATATTGGTAACTTCCATATTAATACCGGTCATACATTTACCAGTGTTGATAACGGCGCTATTCACTTTGCCATGGGCAAAGGTGGCACAGTTGACATCTATGCTGGTGCTGTTCACTATACTAGCCTAGTTAAATCGTCCTTATTAAGCGTTAAACAGAACGTTCAAAAGGCTGATACAGCTTATTGGGCACAGCTAGTTAACTCAATCGACCTAGCTACTTATCAGTACAAAACTGACGATAATACTAGCCATATTAGGTTGTCTTCAATCGTTGATGATGTGAACGACACTAAGCAGTGGCAACTACCAGACGTCTTTATCAGCCGTGATGAAAACGGCAAGCTAAGTGGGGTGGATGACAGTGTGCTTTTAAATGCCACCCTAGCCACGGTTCAGCAACAACAAAAGGAAATTGACCAACTAAACGGTCACAACATGGAGTTAGAAGCTAGATTAAATAAATTGGAGGCCAAATTAAATGGATAGCATTTTAATCACGAATTATAAACCGGATTACACGAACAACATTATGACGATCAGCATTCAGATTAATACACTTGGTATCAGTTCACAGGTCAGCATTACCATGGATGAATTTAACACTGCTATTGCTGGAGGTGCTGGGGGCGCTGATAACGTTAAATTAAAGGTGTTAACCACACTGATTGATAGTCTGACTGCTTTAAAGCCAGTTACCACGACTACGACAACAACCACACAGGAGGCTTAAAATATGAATATCGATGCACAGGCTTTAATTAATAAGATGACGAGTAACTATGCCCAAGCAATTGCCGTTAAGGATCAGCAATTAGCGATGGCGCAAGTTCAAATTGACCAGCTCAATGCCAAGTTGGCCGAGAAGGAGGCACCTAAAGATGGCGAAAACGCTTAGTTTTACCGATACTTCACCACAAACGGTTAAAATTGGCGATACCACCACTAGCTTTACGTTAATTTGTGGCAATGATAATGTGGCCACTGACTTAACTAATGCCACTACAATTACCGTTAAACTGGGCAATACTAGTGGCTATCTTAAATCGGCCACAGTTGACCCAACTAGTTTAACCGACCCAACGACTGGCCAGATTGTGCTAGCTTTAACAGCGGATATAATGACCGGCTTAACAGCGGGAGATTATCAGCTAGAAGTATGGGTGGTTGATAGTACCGGAACGTCAATTTACCCGAGTGAGTCAACGTTACAGTTCCAAGTTAATAGTAGTCTTGAATAGGAGGTAGACAATTGAATAAGCACAAGTTAAAGGCGCTCATCTTAATGGTGGGGGCTATTTTTATGGCCTTTTTAATGGTCAATATTACCAGTCAGGCTTCAACTAGTCGTGACCAAGGGGTCGACTGGTCTAAGTATAACGGCAATAGTGGGACATTCGGCTATAGTACTGATAAGTTCGTACTCTCACAGGCGGGTGGCTTTTATGGTGGCACTAACATTCCTCAGACCACTTATACCAGCCAAGTTAAATCAGCTCAGCAAGCTGGTAAACGGGTGCACACCTATTTATGGGACGGTGTCGGTGGCAATATGACCAATGCCAAGGCGATGATGGCCTACTACTTGCCACGAGTTAAGACACCCAAGGGTAGTATTGTCGCGCTAGACTATGAAGATGGCGCTTCAACTAGTGTATCAGCCAACACTAATGTCATTCTAGCTCAAATGGCTCTCATTAAAGCAGCTGGCTATACCCCAGTGTTGTACTCCGGCAAGGCCTATTTAAATGCTCACGTTAATACCAGCGCTATTGTTAAAGTCTATGGCACTTGCCTGTGGCTAGCCGAATATCCGGACTATCTGGTTAGAACTAGCCCTGATTACAACTGGTTCCCTAGTATGGACGGCGTGGCTATCTTCCAATTCACTAGCATGTATAAAGCAGGCGGATTAGACGGCAACGTTGATTTAACAGGGATCACTAAATCAGGCTACACGACTGCTAGCAAGAAACAAGCCCAAACCAATGTTAAGCATGCAGCTAAGAAGGCCACTTTTAAGGTCGTTAAATATGACCAACGAGGAGTGTTTTACCCTAGCCGTACTCTGGCAGTACGTTACACGGATAGCGACAAAGTTAGCCAAGTGGCTACCTATTACAAGGGTGAGAGTGTAATTTATAATGCGGTTATTATCGAACACGACTATGTATGGGCACGTTACACCCGTTCAAATGGCCTGTATGGTTTTATCAAGTTAGGTGTCACTAACGGGCATGACTACGGGAAGCGGGTGGTCTACTAATGGCACAGGGTGATATTAACGATACGACTAAAATGCTAATTGATATTAAAGAGGACGTGGGCGCCACGAAGGCTAAGGTAGAAAATATTGAAGAAAAATTGAATCAAGTGGATATCATTGATGGCAAGGCTGATAAGGCCCTAGCTAAGTCAATTGAGGTTGAACACGAAATTGACCGGGTGACCAATATTCAAAATTGGCTGATCGGTGTCTTGGTTAGTGGCGTGCTTGTCACGTTAGTTATTTATATCGCAGAAAAGTTCCTTTAGGAGGGAAAATAATGACAAAATTTTTAAATGTAATTCAGGCAACACTCAAAGCTAACTACAAGAAGCCCGCTTATTGGGCCCAGATTATCGGGTCCGTGTTGATTATTGGCCTAGCTATTGCAACGGTCTTCTTTGGTGTTAAGATTGACGCTAATGCAGTTGTGTTAGTGATTACCGCCGTGGGGGCAATCCTAGCTTTTGTCGGGGCAATTACGGATAATTCTATTTTGGAAGATACCGGCAATACGATCAAGACCAAGTCGAGCACGTTAGCTTATACGGAACAAACGGTCGTGGAAGCTTTGGCAGAAGCTCAAGCTAAGATTGAAGCAGCTAACTCAGCAGCGGCTAGTCAAGCTGAAGCCCAAGCATCACAGGCAGTAGTGGCCGCGTATAGTCAAGCGGCTAGTGCGGCAGCAGTTGGCGACACGGTCACGGCTAGTTCAGCGGCCACTTTAGCGTCATCGCTAGCGGCTAATTTGGATAGCAATGCGCAATCAGATGTTGAAACGGCGTCAGAATCCGCCTCACAAGCAGGTAAATAG